CGATATTCAGTGCCAGCGTGATGGACGATTGCGCCAAGCGCCGCCTTAGCGTCTGCCATTGGGCGGCAAGGTTGGTTTAAGTATGCCATGTCATATTTCTCCTATGGGGGGTATTTTGAAAGCACCCCCTCCCCCCTATACCTAAAAAAGCACGCAATTCTGCGGGTTACAGACTGTAACAGTGTATTAGTAAGCGGACAAAGGGGTTCGGAGACGCACGAAAACGGAGACGCGGCGGTGTCTATCCACCACGGTAAAGCGGAACCATGTTCCGGATGCTTTATAATATATAGGCAAGGCAATCACATTCGAATGTGATTTGATTGTTTACATTTGTTCACAATTGAGTGATTGACGACACCGGCACATTGTTCCTATCAATACCTGGTCACAACAAAAGAGGGAATGACAATGCGACTAGCTAACCTTACAGCGTTTCAACGTTACACCGCTAACCTTGAGCGCCACAACATACCTTTCGCCGATAGGCTGGCCCGCCTTGACGTGGCAATCGACCATTCGGCGCTATGGCTATCGGCCCGCGAATATAAGCGATGCAACGCTTTCGTCTCTAACTATGCAACACAAGGGGAATGACAATGGCTTTTGATTTATCACAATATGTTCCGTTCAACGCATTCGCGTTCATATGGTTAGTAAGTATGTTGGCGGGTTTATCCTATGCTTGCCGCAACGATAACAAAGGGGATTAATCATGGTTTCATTTACGCATAACGATTGGCACGGCTGGCAAAGCAACGGGCAATTCCTGCTAAGTGATGAAAGGGTTAAGCGCCTTAGATACTTCGCAGACACCGACACCGCTATCACTTGGCTGTATCTCGAAGGCCACAAGGAAGCGGCCCGCACATTAAACACCGCAAAGAAAGGCAACTGACATGGCACAAGCAGCCCGAGACTATCGTTTCGTCCTAGTGGACAAGGCAAACCAAATGGGCGTCACCCTTGACGGGCAGCCCGCCGCAATGGCTGGCGCTCGTGCCACCTATGGCGTTGTCCGCCTGTTGAGCGGCAAGGGCGGCGATGTCGAATATTCATGGCCTGCCGTTGAGCGCATCTTGAACAAGGGCGGTGCATTTGTAAGCTAACACCCCCATAGGAGAAATATGACATGGCATACTTAAACCAACCTTGCCGCCCAATGGCAGACGCTAAGGCGGCGCTTGGCGCAATCGTCCATCACGCTGGCACTGAATATCGGTGCGTAGACCATAACGATCTAGGCGTTCTTTATTGGCAAATCTTTGACCGCGATGGCAAGCCTAAGGGCAAAATGATTTATGACCGCCAGCTTGACGCAAAGGCTAAGTTTCAAGGGGCATACTAACACCACCGGACGGCGGAGCAATCCGCCGCGAGGCTGGCGCTAGTGCCAATTAAGAGAGTGAGAAACTAATGACATTTATCACACAAGCAATCGAGACGCGCTACCTTGGCCCGACCAACACCAAGGGCGGACGCATTAAAGCGACAGCATGGGCTGGCAGCGTTACCGTGCCATATGACCATGCACTAAACGCCGACGCTAACCACAAAGCCGCTGCGGACGCTCTAATCGCCGATATGGGCTGGACTGGCACGTTCGCACAAGGTGGCAACGTCAAAGGCACAGGTTACTATTTCGTAAACATTGAGGGAGCATAAACAATGACAACGCAAACATTATATTTGATCGACGAATACCTGACGCAAGGCGGCTACACGCCCGGCATTGACGCTGAAACGCTAGAGCGCGAAGCGGCGCTAATCGCCGCCGCGCCTAACTTGTTGGCTGCGCTTGAAAACCTAACGGTTCTATTCGACCGCATGGACCGCAGCGGCGCGACCAACAAGGCTGCATATAACGACGCAATCGCAGCAATCACAAAAGCAAAGGGAGCATAACATGATCAAGCCACAACAGGCCGCGCCGATAGGCCGCAAAGGCCGCGTATCATCCGACAATGCTTGGCCGCTTCGCAATGCGGACGGCCTCACCTTCGCAGAAGCCAAGCGCCTTAGAGAGCAGGAGCCAAGCAAATGAGCGTCCACTTCTCAAGCGCAACCGACTTATGGGCAACGCCGCAAGACTTCTTTGACAAGCAAAACTTAATCTATAACTTCACGCTGGATGTTTGCGCGACCGCTGACAATACTAAATGCGCTCGTTTCTTTACTGAAATGGACGATGGCTTGGCGCAGGATTGGACAGGCGTTGTCTGGATGAACCCGCCATATGGTCGCACAATCGGCCAATGGATGAAGAAAGCATACGAGAGCAGCCAAGCAGGCGCGACCGTCGTCTGCCTTGTCCCGGCGCGCACGGATACGCGCTGGTGGCACGACTACGCCATGAAAGGCCAGATTGAGTTTATCCGTGGGCGGCTTAAGTTTGGCAACGCCAAGAACAGCGCGCCCTTCCCGTCCGCATTAGTTATCTTTAACAAAGGGCAAAGCAAATGAACGACAACGAGGACGAACCAATGGAAAACTACACCGAACGCGCAAGCGCCACCTTGGCCTACCGCTTGATGGAATATCTAGAGTTTCTTGGCGTGATAACGGACGAGCATGTCAATTATCTGCGCTGGCCTCCCATTGAATTGATCGAAGATGCAGAAAAGGACATGGCGGAATGACCAAAGACCCCGCAGCCGAATGGCAAGCAGGATATGACGCTGGCGTTGAGGCTTGCGCCGCAAGGCAGACACCAGACATCAACCGCGCCGCGTTGCTAGAGATTTTTAGGGATATAACTAGGGAAGCAGCTATTGAGGAATGTGCCAAGGCGCTAAAGGCCGACGCAAAGCTATGTGATTGCTCTGCGTATGAAGCAGGCGAGTGCGCTTGCGGCGCTTGGTGCGAGTGGAAAAGCATTACATCAGCAAGGGCGGTCGAGATTGTCCGCGAATTAAAGGCCACGAAATGACGCCACGGGAAAAGAACCTTAAAGATATAGAGAACCTAGCCCAAGGCTACGGCTACACAGTCGCGGACATCCTTGGCCCGAAACGCCACAGGCATTTGGTTTTTGTGCGTAACCTTTGCGTCTTTATGCTTAGAAACAAAGGCTACAGCACAACCGAAATCGGGCGCATCATGAACCGCGACCACAGCACAATCGTTCACGCATTGAATAAGGACCAATACAAATGACAAGCGAAGAATTTAAAGCAACACGCGAGAAGCTGAACATGACGCAAGGGCATCTCGCCCGCAAGATTGGACTGTCCGAAAGGTCGATCCGATACTATGAGCAAGGGGGCCGGTCTGTGCCTGCTCCCGTCTCTATCCTCTTAGAGACGTTTCTAAGGGGTCTGGAGCGTGCCTAGCTACAATCGGGATAGTTACCTAGCAATTACCCTATATGCCTCTCTATGGGCTTTATACGGGCTTATAGAGGCATATAGGCTATGACATGGCGTTCTATTATCTGGTGGCTGGTGGGAATGCCCTATGTATTTGCACTTATGCTTGCCCCCGGAGCGTTTGTGGCGGGTGTCGTGGCGCTGCCCTTCTATCTGTTGGGCGGTGGCTGGCAAATTGCCTTCGCCTGCACCGCATTTGCCACGGCGCTAGTCTTGGCGGTATATTTAACACGGCTTGTTACTCAGCATGAAAAGGAATTAGGCGATGGCCGGACATATTAAACGACGCACGATTGCATCGAACTTGGATAAGGTTGGCGAGACTGTTTTGCTGGAGAAGATTGCATCTGGCCTGACAATGGCTGGCCTTGCTCGTGAACTGAACATTAGCAACCTCTCCCTCTATCATTGGATACGCAAAGACCCAGACCGAGAGGAGCGGTTCCGGCAGGCCCGGACAATCGCGGCCGATCAATGGGCGGATGAGTGCCTCGACATTGCCGACGCTTCGGACAGCACCTCGGCCAACGCTGACAGGCTCAAGATTGAAACGCGCAAATGGCTGGCCGGTGTTGCTGCTCCGGATAAGTTCCAAGCCAAGCCGACCGCAGCGGTCCAAGTCAATGTGAACCAACTCCACCTTGATGCACTGCGCCAGCTAAACTTGGCGCCATCAAATCCACATGAAGCCATTGAGCAAGAAGTAACCATAGACATCACACCCCCAAAGCAAGTCGGCTCTCATAACCTCGATGCGGACGACTTACCGGGTGTGTTTGACGAAGATTAACGGAAAACTGCCATCCGTGCACGGTTTGAAAAATCCGTGCCGGGTTCGGGCCGGGTTTAGGGCCGGGTTTACCCACGCATTTCCGCCAATGTGCACGGAGTGCCGGGTTTGTCGGCCCATTTGTCCCCATAAATAAGTAACAGTGTAATATGACACTTCTAACACTGTTACTGTCGTGAGAGCGGATTAACTTTTTTAAACCCGGCACTCCCGGCACATCCTTAGATTTCAGCCATTTTATCCGGCCCTAAACCGTGCACCAACCCGGCCCGAACCATCTCAAACCGTGCACGGATTTAAAAAAAGGGAGCCGAAGCCCCCTTAGTCTGCTTTACGTTAACGTAAACCTCTTAATCAACAGCGCCAACATTTAGGTGTACATTTGGACATCAGGTGCTCACTTTTTCCTGCGCAGCGATAAGCCTATCCAAAAACCATCGGGCCTTTTTCAAGTCCTCTAATGGCTTCCCTTTCTTCTCATAGCGCCACAAATATTTTAAGCAGCTACCTTTGGCGTATCCGGCGAATGCCTCCGGACCCATCGACGCTTCGATCCCTTCGATGGCCTCGATGCCTCCGGCCTTATAATGCGGTGGGCTATTAACTACATCGACATGCAACGGCGTCACCTCCCCGGTCTGCTCGTTCACAAGCAACGGCTCCGTCCCATCATACCCCATATCATTGAGCGCATCCCTAATCTCTTTGTATCTCATAAAATCATTCCCATACATCACTCATCCCCTTCGCCTGCTTTGAAGTTAATCTGAACGCCGAAGAAATCCTCCGACCCTTCGTCTATCATGGCGTTGATGACCATATAGTCCGCATCGCCTATGAGAAGTTCAAGACCACGGAACACACGCTTCGTTCGTGTCGCCCGGTCCCTTGTGGGTTCAAAGCCATGCGTCTTCATCTCTCCGTTGAACTTACGCTGCGACCACTCCTTGCCCTTGGCTTCGTTGTTATCCTTGCACCAGTCGCGGAAATCATTGAACGCCTCATTGGTGGTCATCTCATTGTCAACGCCAGCCACGCAACGCTCCGTGATCCAGCGGGCCAATGCATCCTCTCCTGCGAGATACTCATCGGTTGCTTGGATTACGGCCTGTGGTGGGTTCAACCCTTCTGCCATCCATGCCTTTGCGCCTTCGATGATCCACGCCAAGATGGCTGGATATTCTTCCTTCAACTTGTCGGGCAGGTCCATGTCCTTGCGGACTGGCTTAGTGTCAAAGGGTATGAGGTGCATACGCCGACGCATGGCGTCATCCACATTAGTAATCTCCGGCTTCGTGTTGCCTGCAATGACCAACGTGAACTGCGGCTCGAACTCAAACAAATCCTGACGCATGAAGCGCGCACTGATCTTGTCCCCGCCAGTCAGCGACTTCACCTTAGCTTCGTCCCACTTGCGTGACGGGTCGATTTCCTGCGCGTGAACGAGCCTCGCACCCATCAACGACGCCAACTCTGTGGGATGCCGCTGATTGTTCGACGCCAAGAATACGTCCGCACTGG